AAGAGGGCGCAGAAGCGCTGTATAATTTGAGGCTGCACACAATGCAGCCGAGGCCCGGTAGCTCAGTTGGTAGAGCAGCGGATTGAAAATCCGCGTGTCGGTGGTTCGATTCCGCCCCAGGCCACCAGTATTCAAAAGGCGTTATAGCTATCAAAGCTGTAGCGCCTTTTTTGTTTTATTCCCACGGTGGGAATTCACCTCAGTCCGCGCCGTGTTGAAACGCGCGAGCGGTCGTAGATCTTCGCGGTCGTCTTGATGTCGGCGTGCAGCTCCGGCAGCCCTCCATACTGCGCCTTGTGCTGCGTCGTGTAGTACGCCCGCAGGTCGTGAAACGTGAACCGACGCGGAATGATCTTGTCGACTAGCGCCCGACGCAGCGCGCGCTGCCAGGTCGAGTTGAAGCCGCTCTCCGTGTACGGATTGCCGTCCCGTGTCGTGAAGACGTGCAGGCATTCGTCGGGCCGCGGTAGCGCCCGCAAACGGCGCACCATGTCCTCCATGCCCGGCGTGATCACGATGTTTTCGACGCGCTTGTTTCCCCCGTGCTGCTTCGCTCGCATCAGTTCAATGATCCCGTCGTCGCTATCGATCTGCGGCAGCGTGAGGTGTATGAACTCGATGCGTCGCGATCCAGCGATGGCGGCGAACTCGGCCATCATCGCAATCACCCTGCGCTGAACGCTTTGCGCGGTCAACCAAGCGATGAACTTCGCAAACATCTCGGGCTCGGGCGATTCGGTGCGAGGACGTTCGAGGTTGCGCTTCACCTGCTTGCATGGGTTCACGTCGATGTCGCCACGCTCGACGGCGACGGTCATCAGGTTGGCCAGCAGCGCCACTTCACGGTTCGCGCGCACCGGCGCCGCAGCCCGTTCGACCCGCAGGTAGCGCGCGATATCCGCGGGCCGGATCACCTGCGCCGACACGTTCCCCATTACCTTGAGCAGGGGCTCGCTGTATTTTCCGTAGTCGCTTTTCGTGCGAGCGCCCAGGCGCTTCCACTGAGGCAACGTTTGATAGGTCCGCCACAGTTCCGAGAGTGTGCCGGTGTCGTTGCTTGAGCCGTTCAGGTCGAGCACCCTCTGAATCGCCGCACGTTTGTCCTGGCCGAGGTTGATCGGCTTTGCCCCAACCGGGTGATACCGATACGTCACCTTGTCGCTCGCCGCGTGCGGACGCGCCTCCATCCGGGGCAGGAGGCCGAAGCCCGATGCCCTCTCTCGTTTTCTGCCCATTACTTGCTCCAGTTGAAGCCGGCCGGGCTGACGTAGTTGCCCGCGGCGTTCAGTCGTTCTTCGATCAGCTTTCGACCAATCAGCGGCAGTCCATCGGGACGCCGCGGCAGTTCCTTTACGCCGAGCAATGCGCACAAGCGCCGTGCCTGTGCATGCCGCTGCCTGAGCGGCGCGCAAAGTTCATCGATCTCGCCGGCTGAAAGGAAGGCTGTGGCTGCGGTGGCTTCGCTCACGTGCGGTCCTTTCCGCTCTGCGCCGTTGTGTCAATGGACGTGTGTTCGAGCGTGCGGTTCTCGAATCTTTCTCCGGTGACGGACAGGCGTATCGCAGCATCGCAGAGGCGCTCAACCGGGCCTTGCGGTTGCGGACGGGTACGCTGGAGCAGCAGGGTGCCCCTGCGAGCGTCGCGCTTCATGCGTGAGCGTCCTCGGCGGGGGAGACGACTTCGCGCACCGCCTCGACGGTGATGCCGAGGGCTTGCGCCGTCGCGCAGGCTGCAGCCCCGCGGTCGGGATGCAAGGCGAGGGCGCGCGCGAATGCGGCCTCCACCTTCTCGACGGGAACGGCGGTGAGGAAGTCCATGGCCTTCATGCCGCAACCTCGAAATTGGAGATGGCCTCTGCGTCCGCGCGCACCTCGACCATGAAGGCTTCGACGGCCGCGGCGAGCCGATCGATGTAGACACTGTCGCGCGCGATCGTGCGAACGATGAGCTGGGCGTTCTCGGGGAACTCGGGGCAGAAGCTCACGAAGTCCCACCAGGTGCGGCCGGTGATCCACATGCAGCCTTGAATCTGCGCTGTGTACTCGGCGGGCTCGGCCTTCTGGCGCAAGTACTCGAAGTGCTTGCCGGGCGTCGGGCATTTGATCTCGATGCCGCCGTCGGCATCGACCAAGCCGTCGGGCGAAGCCCCGCACTCCAGCGTGTCGTGCAGGCAGAGGCCGACTTCTTCGACGAGGTGGCCGGTGTGGGCCTCGTAGGCGATGCGTGCCAGCGGCTCGCGCTCGGTGCCTTGTCGCATGGCCTCGGTCTGGAAGCTTTCTTGCTGCTTGCCCGTCATGCGTTCGAGCGCAAGCTTCACGCGGTAGTTGCGATAGGCGGCCGTGGACTTTGCCGCAAGAACGTTGGCGAAGTTGCTGGCGGTCGCCTTGCCCAGTCGGGCTGCGAACCAATTAGGGCTTCGCTGTTCGGCGATGACGATCTTCATTGCGACACCTCGCGAGCTTCCACGTCGGTGACGTTCGCGTTGCGCAGCGCTGCCCGATGGTTGATGACTGCCTGCTTGAATGCGGCGTGATCCTGCGGCTGGTTTTTCAGCTTGCCGTTGTAGTCGGCCCAGTACTTCGCCGCCTCGGCATCCGTGGTGGTTGCCCTCGCGCCGGCGATGAACGGGGCACTGTCGAGCAACGCCTCGGGCTCCACTGTCGGCATGCCCATCTTGCTCTCGACGATGCGCTCGGCCTCGTCCTGGTCGAAGATGCCGCTGTAGCCGAAGGCCAGCCGGGCGCACTGGATCATGGCCTTGTGCCGCAGCATGCGGCGCGGGTGCGATCTCCAGGCAGCCACGTCGCGCTTGCATTCGGACAGATACTCGGTGACGCGGGTCGGGTGGTTGCGGTCTTTGCGGTGGATGATGCAACTGCAGCCCTGGTCGTCCTGTTCGAAGTCCATGCCGTCGAACTGCACGTGGCTGTTGATGATCCGGCTCCAGCCGTCGACGCCGACCACGGGCACGATGCCGTTGTTGAGGTCGGGGAAGGCGTAGATCTCTTTCGTCCAGGGGTTCAGGCCATGCTGATTCGCGACGATGAGCAGCGCCATCATCTGTTCGTCGGAGACCTGCCCTCTGAAGGCCGTGGCCTTGAGCGTGTCGATCATCTCGGCGCCATCGCCCATGTCCAGGCGTGCAGCGAGCTTGTTGGCGAGCGTGGCGAGTCGTGTGCTCATGGAGTCTTTCAGCGCAAGAAGATGTGAAGGAAAAAGCTGGCGACGGCCGCGAGCGTGGTGGCGACGCCGAGCCAGATGGCGGCCCTGTCGACAAGCCGAACGCCGGATGTGCAGGTGCCTTCGACGGCGTCAAGCCGGGAGTTATCGAAGGTCGTCATTGCGGGCCCTGCATGGCAATGCGCTCGTCGGCGGGGGCTTGGGCCAGGTCGGCTGCAACCTCGAGAGCCGCGTCGGTTTCGCTTGGTCCGAGCAGGTGCGACGTGGCAGGTGCCACGACGAACAGCAATGCCATGAGCAGGCCGAACGCCCAGTTGGGAAGAGCGGCGAGGTTCATCGTGTGCCCACCAGATGCGCATGGTCGGCGCAGCGCGAAAAGCCGTGCTTGCCGTGGCTGAAGCCCTGGCCGCATTGGCTGCACGAGATGCCCGGCAGGCGAGGCTGGGGCACGGTGAAGCCTTGCGGTGCAATGGCTCGCCATACGTCGCCCGATGGGTCGAGTTCGGCCTGCAGCTCGTACAGCTTGCTGAATTCGTC